CTATTTCAGAACGCCTTTTCGAGCGGCCCGTTTGGTGAGGTCTTTGCTGAGAGTCTGGAGGGCTTGAGGGTCGTTCAGGTTCTCGAAGCGATCCACACCGAATTGAGCTTTGCAGCGGGTGTGGATGCCATCCATCTTCCAGTTAAGCGCGTGCCAAAGTGCCAGGATGCGCTTCTTTTCTCGGGCAAAGGGCAGCTTGGGATCGATTACAATGAACGCCTTCTTGCCCCTCTTCTTGGACGTGTATACGGCTCCCTTGCCCTGTAGGTGGTCGATGAGCCGCAACAACTGGCCGTTTTTGAGCTTGGTGCAGCTATCCACGCCGAAGAGGTCTCCGAGCATGCAGCGGTATTCTTCCTTCGACATGCCCAGTTGTTTTTGACCCATTTTGACTTTGGCTATCAGTGCGTTCCGCATAATGCCTCCCGCGTCTATTGGTTATCGGCCACTAGGCCGGAATATGCAGCCTTTGATGCCCCGCTCAGGGTCGCGCATGCCGGTCAGGTAGCAGTAGTCGGTCACGTCCGAGTGTGACCAGCCCATATCCACCCGGCCGAAATGGCAGCACTCCGCGCAGCCCGATTCCGGGTCAATCTTCACGGCGGCCGCGATCTCCTTAGCCACCTCCAAGGGGCAGCGCGTATACTGGTAGAGCGGCATCCATCCGCCCTCAGCCGTGCACCACGACATGTCCGGCCCCCAATTCCCGCCGTCCTCCCATTTGTAATGAGGACATCCTCTACATTTTTCCTGCATAAGCCCCTCATGCTGAGTTATTGATTTGCGCGGTCCGGATTCCCCACCCGGCTCCCTGTCCAGGCACCTGCGGGCGACTACAGGCTTGGCCTCGAAGGTTCTCACGATCTGCTACCTGGGCACCGCCCGTAGTACCCCTCGCGCAATTCCCTTATTTGTTGCCTTCGCCCTTGGCTTTGGCGATGGCATCCTGAACAAACTCATGGCGAGCTAATATTTTATGATATTCAGGGGTGTTCGCTACCGGAGTTCCAGCGTATTTTTCAATAGTTTCGAGGAAATGACGCCCCTCAAGCGGAGCGCACATCTTCAAAGCTTCAAGGAGTTCAGGAGCAGCGGAAATCAGATTTGCATTAGCCTCGATTTGAGCGTCGATTTCTTCAGAAAATCCCGCGCCAATGGTGGCTATCTCATAGACTCCAATGTCCGCCGGGATAAAAATACGGTGCTCTTCAGCTTGCTCGTCATATTCATGCTGCCACGGTCCAGGGTAATGTTTCTCGTTTGCCATGTTATCCTCTTGCAATTACGGCTAGGCGGTTATTGATCTCGGGTTGCCCAAATGACGACAACCCAAAACGATATCCCCCATGACAGGGCTGCCACCTGCCCCGGCACTCCACAGATGATCCGTGCTGTCATGGCCGCAACAAACGAAAGTGCCAGTAGTGACAGCCCTTTCCACGGTCGGTATCGTATTATTTTTTTCATCATCTCTTTGCGAATTAGACGCGCTGAACATGAAAATGGAATTGCGGGTCCATCCATGTGTCAACTGCATCGTTTACTTCGGGGTAGTCGCTGGGGGACGGGCCATCGGGAAGCGTGGCGATCACCCACCCGCTGGCGTTGAAATCCCAGCGAACCATGTAGGGCAACACTTGGCCTTTTTCGTTGTAGGCCACGAGAGGGACAGAATATTTGTCGCCGTAGAAATCCAGCTTCTCTCTATTCGGTACGCTCCATAGAATCACCATCAGCTATCTCCTATCGTTGTGATCTGCTAATCCGTGGTTACTTCAATGCGCTTATTGCTATGTGCCAGCCGAGGATTACGCACATAAGAGCGGCAGCTCCCACGACAAGCGCAAAAACAAGGGGCAGCTCTGTTGCCCAGCGAAGGCACACGCCACCGCAGAAACCGGCAGACAATCCCGTTGCCAACTGCCACATTTCTATTGTTGTCATACGTGCCTCTCAATCATCATCCCGGCGATGATAGGCCGCACCCATATGGGCGTGCATGCCATATGGAAGGTCTCGCCGGACCACGCCAGCAGTAGGGTCTGACCGAACATCCAGGCCATTCCCTTGGCCGCTTTCGGCGGCACGGCGTTGCCGATGCGCTCCCGCTGGCTCTGGTGGGACTCGCCCTCCAGGGTGAAGCCCGTCTCCGGGTCCACGAAGCCTTGCAGAGCGGCCAGTTCGTAGGTGGTGAAAGGCCGGTGCCACGTCCCGTCCAGGGCGCGGATCACACAGGCCAGGTTCTCACTCGGCTCGGGCATGCGCATGTCCGCCACGGACCACCTGCCGTTGTCGTGGCAGGCCGCAGCGGACACGGCCCCGCAGGGGTCGCAGTACCGGACCACGCCGTAATGCCCGCCGGTCAGGTAGTGGTCGCCCTTGCCCCGATCCATGCCGGGCCGGGGATCGGCCACCGACCACTGCCCCTTGTCCACGGCCGCGCGGGCAGGGATGCACCGGCTGGGTTCCTCCCAGGACATCACACCGTAATGCTCGCCTCGGTACGGACCGACGCGGGGGTCAGCGAGGGCAAACGCCCCCTGGCCAGTGGTGGACCCGGCAATCACCGTGCCGGTGGGATCATCAAAGCTCGTCACCGCGTACTTCCCGAAGGTGCCTTTTTCGGGGCCGCGCGGATCGGCAACGCAGGGAGCGCCGCCGGACACGTGCGCCGCGCCGGTGACCGTGTTGGCGTGCTTGTTCCACTCGACGATGCGGTAAAAGTTGTATTGCCTCTTCTTGGAGTCCGGCAGGCGGGGATCGGCAACCGAGTATCCGCCATTTGAGGGGAATCCCCGACCGCTAATGGCTCCAGATGCATCCCCCCAACGCTGCACACCGCACTGGGAGAAAAGACCTCCGCGAGGGTCGGCCACATTAAACCGCCCGGAATGAGGGCGCGAGTTGCCGGTGATAGTCCCGGCGGTGTCGCCGAACCGCATCACTCCCATATAATCATTGCGGGTGCTGGCGTTGCAGTCTCGGGGATCGGCAATCGAAAATCTCCCGGATTGAGGCGAGGCCTTAGCCGTCACCACTCCGGCCGGGTTATTCCAGCCGAGCACCCCCAGGGCACCGTCCTGCCAGGTCCGCTCCGGAACGATGCCGAAATCGCGCAGGTAGCCGTCCTCGACCGTCAGCCGCTTGAGGCTCCGCCAGTCCGACCCGGCCTCGACAAAGGCCAGCCGCACCCACGTCTTCCACTGCAACCGGGGCAGGTCGTGCATGGGGTTGCCCCCGCATCCGGGCAGGGGCAGCTTGTCCAGGACCTGACCGACGCTCCCCAGGGGCCGTTTCAGCGGCTCATACAGGAAGGGCGGCACCTTCGCTGCATGACGCGCCACCAGCAGGAACCGCTTGCGGCTCTGCGAAAGCCCGCCGATCTCCCCGCAGTCGTGCGTCGTCTCGGCCACGGCGTAGCCGTACAGCCGAAGGAGTTTCGTGATCTGGTCCAGCAGCGCACGGCCGCGCGTGGCGATGCGCGGGACGTTCTCGAAAAGGATGAACTCCGGCGGATCATCCTGCCAGGCCTCCAGGGTCAGCCATATCCCGCGCAGGGTCAGCCGGTTCAAGGCCTGATACTTGGCTGTGGTCGACTTCTTCTGGCTGAGCAGACCGGAAAAACCCTTGCAGGGTGCGGAGGTGAAAACGATGTGCGGACGCTCATTGCCCGCAGCGCGCCGCAAGTCCGTCGGGGTGGCTTCCTTCCACCCGGCCGGAGGCTCCTGCCCGTGGAAGTCGCGGTACTGGTCCCGGTCGAACAGGTCCATGCACGTGCCGGGTACGCCCACCAGCCGGGAAAAGTCCTTGATGCAGGTGGCGTCCGAGTCGATACCGCCCAGGCACCGGAAGCGGGCGGACAGGTTGCCCACCCTGGCGCTTGCCTGGTTGAAGCCGAGGGCACCGCCGCCGATGCCGCAGAACAGGTGAAAGTGTCGAATCTCATGGGAATGGTTCATAGCATCCATCCCCTTACATCTGGTCCAGGTATCGGGTGATACCCTTGATCAGGTCGGCTTTGACCGTGTTGCGAAGGCGGACAGGATCGATGGTTGAAATGACCCGGCCCGCATCGTCCGAAGGGACGGCCAGCTTGTGGCCGCAAGCATTCCCGCACAGAATCCAGTCGGGAGAGACTTGGGTCTTGCGCCACACGCGGAGCAGCCAATCCGAGGGGATGGATGCGCGGCGCTTGGCGTCGGATATGCTGGACTGTCGGATGTCCAGGTACTCGGCCAGTTGCACTTGGGTCTTGCATCCGGTGACCTCCTGGAGCCTGTTCAGGGATGCCTCAAAATCGGCTCGAACCTGGGCGGAAATGGGTGTCTTTTTCTTGGGCATGAGTCTTCTCCTTTTGATACTTCGCGGCTCTTAGAGGGCAACCTGGAAGATTTCCGAATAGTGCATGAGAAACATATCTCTGGCCTGAGACGGGGGAACGGGCGGCCTCATAAGCCGCATGACTTCCTTCATCTCGGCAGAGGGCGGGAACCGTTGGCGGGCGAATTCAGGGTGGCACCAGAGGTGCGCTTCGGCTGCCACCACTCTCTGGTCCATTTGCTTGACGATGGCGGGAATCTCGGCTGGCAGATCAAACTGCTTTGCGATCTGCGCGAGGTGCGCCTTTTCAAGGCAGCGATATTCGGCCCCGACAAGGCGTTTTACCGGGGAAACCATGTCGCCAAGCATGGACTCGGCGGCATCGTGCATGAGCCCCCAGGCGGCCGCCTCCGGCTCACCTATATGAATGAGCATTGTAGCCACCTCGCAAGAATGCTGGGCCACGGAATAGAACCTCTTGATTTGCCCTGCAAAATGGCAAATCTGGCTCAGTGCGTGGGCTATTTCCCTGATGTCCCAATAATTCCACTCAGGCTTGTCATAGTGGAAGATAGAGCAGCCGAGCGTGTAGCTGTGCATGTCTAGTCCTCCACGCTCAATTCGCACTGGGCCGAGCAGTCGCCCTCGGGCGTCTCGGGTGCGCCACAAAACACGCAGGTCGGCCAGTCTGTTCTGTCGAGGGTGGGCATCAAAGCGCCGCAGATATCGCAGTCTGTGTTGCACCCCGTGTCCCCCTGCTCGTGCCCGCAGTCGGGGCAGCGAACCAGGCAGGCTCCGCCGTCCCATCTCACCCCTTCAGGCAGGGTGTATCTTTCGAGAGTCTTGTTGATCAGGGCGCGGAAACGATTGACGGATTCAAGGCGTTCGTCGGGGGAAGTCGCCACAGGGAGTCCAGGCACAAGGTAAAGATTGGGCCGGTACCCATGGACGGCGTAGATGGAGATGGCTTTGCCCAACAGCCTCGCGTTGCCCTTGGCTATCCCCAAAGCCCCATCGGGGATACCGGACGCGATTTCCACTTCGCCACTCTGCCAGCAGTAGGCGATGCTTTCCGTGCTCTTATTCATGGCGTTCTCCCTTGCTCCCTGCCAATCCCAGGCAGGCATGAAGGCAAGCAGCACTTGCAGTCGACACGGCGGTGTCCTTGTACGCTTCAGGGACATCGTTGATGTCCGGGTAGGTGGTAAAATCAACCGAGCAGGAGTTGCCGGTGCCCCGTATGACGATGACACAGACCAACTCGCCGTCTGCTTCCGCATCCGGCATGCAGCCGGTCCCTTCGCAAAGGTGGCACTTCTGTGTGAAGCAAGGGCAGTTCTCGGCGTCCATTTTCCCTTCCGGGCAGTAGCACTCGTAGAACGTCTTCAAATAGTCGGGACTGTTTTTATCCCCTTCTTGCCAGCAGTCATTGTTGGAGCACTGATCGAAGTTGCATCGGGGGGTATCACTCGTAACCATCTTGTCTTCTCTCCTTTTGATCCCCGGCGGCTCCGGCCGCCGGGGTGTGGTTCCTACAGTTTGGCGATGTCCAGGGAGATGGCTTCCCATTTCCCTTCCGTTCCAGCCCGCTGGTAGAAGCGGATGTATTTCTTGGAGTACTGGACGCTCAGGCTGTCCTTGAGCGCCTGCATGCCGCGCATCCAGGTTTCGTCGTCGAAATCGAACTTGAGCAGCGGCAGGATGCGGGCGGGGGACGCCTTGCCTTCCTTGTCCACCTCGAAGGCCTGAAGCACGATGGTCTTGAGTTCGGTCGGAGCGTCCTCGGACCAGTTGTTCAGGCATTCGTCGATCAGGGACTTGGCGACCTTGAGCCGCTCGTCGAAGTCGATGGTCCGTCCCACGGCGATCTGGACTTTGCGGGTGTCCTCGAAATTGGAAATGGACACGTTGCCCTTTTCGCCGCCGGGCTTGGAGTCATATTGCGCGTGGGCGATTTCCATGAAGGCCAGAACATCGGCAAAGCCGCCGAGCTTGAAGTCGGAAATCGCCTGCTGCATGGACAGGGCCTTGTCCACCAACGTGTCCACGGTCTGATCCTTGAGCTTGTCGTAGTCGGATACGCTCTGGACAGGCACCAAGCGCCCCTTGCCGTCCTTCATGAAGTCTTTGCCGTCCACGGTGATGATGGACATGCCTCACGCTCCTTCGGCCGCAGAGCGGCCCGTTTCGGGTTCAATCAACGCCACCTTTTCCAGTCCTTCCACCCTGTGCTGTTCGGCTTTCAGGTCATTGGAAATGGAGTCCAGGTTCCGGGCTGCGTCCTGCGGGTCCAGGCCGGACTGCAAGTCCTGGGATACCTGCTGCATTCGTTGTGCGATTCGGTCCATTTGTTTGCTGATCACGGTGATGCCTCCTACATTTTGTAAATGAGTTGCGCGGTCACAAGGGGCTCTCCCATACGGGCCGCGAGGGTCATGGCCGTGGAGGCCACGTTGTTGATGGTCTGCGGGTACGCGACGGGGAAGCGGGCGATGATGGCGGACACGGCCTCGGAGTCGAAAACCTTCTCCAGGCTGCCGCCAGCCCTGCGGAACTTGTGGGCGAGGTACTCCTCGACGTTGTCCAGGGGGCTGATGGTCACCGGCTGGATACGTTCCACGACCTCGCGCAGTTCATCGTTCGCCGGGTCCAGACGGACGGCCAGTTCGGTTTGGCCGATCAGGATGATGGAAATCAGCCGCTCGAAGCCTTCGCCAAGCTCATAGATTTGCTTGAGCGCCTTGAGCGAATCCACGGACAGGAGGTGTGCCTCCTCCACAATCATCACGGTCCGGCGGCGCTTCTTTTTGCGCGAGGCCAGAATAGACGCGGCCCGGCGGCTCTTGGCCTCCAGGGAGAGGTTGGCTCCGCCGCCGTCGGTCAGGTCGAGAATGATGGCGTCCAGCAGCGAGGCGGGCGTGATCTTCCGCTTGTCGATGATTTGCGGGTAAATGATCTTGCCGCCGTCGGCTTCGATTTCGCTTGCCACCTGTCGCCGGATCGTGCTCTTGCCCGCGCCGACCTCGCCGGAGATGGCGAGAAAGGCGGGGTGTGAAGCCACGGCCCGCAGCATCTCGCGCAGGAAGAGATGGCTTTCGGACGTGTAGATGTCCTTGGGGCTGTTGATGTCGTTCAGGAAAGGATTTCGGATCAGCCCGAAGTACCGCAGCGTGTCAAAACCCAGCAGGCTCTGCCTGCCGTCTTCGATGAACGTGTTGTCCTGGCCGCCCTGATCGAAATCAAACCGGCCGATGTGCTTTTCAAATACCTTCTTGATGCGGGCGCAGAGCAATTCCTCCTTGGGCCAAATGTCGTGGTTGATGATCTGCGACAAGGTGGATTTGGAAATACCGGCCTCGTCGGCAATGACCTGTTGTTTGATGCCGGTTTTCTGGATTGTCTCTTTCAACGTGGGTGTCGCCATGATGCCTCCTTGTTGGTTATTCTGCTTTTTTAATGGGTAAAATCTTGCTGTCCGGTTCGGGCTCCCACCCGTCGGTCAGCTTTGCCTTCAGGGCTTCGACCTCCGCCGCCGGGATGGTTTCCGGGTAATGGCGTTCCAGCCAGCCCTTTTGCCGCCTCGAAAGGGTTACACCGCTGTTCGCCAACTCCACCCGCACCCGGTAGGTATCCACCAATACGGGGGCCTCGTTGCGCGAACTGAGGGCATGCTCCTGCCCCGCTTTGGGGATGAAGGGCGCGGCCTTTTGCGCCTGGAATCCGAAGACTTCCAGGTTTCCGCCGAACGGCACGGCCTTGGGGTTGCCTTCGGTGCCCGCAATTTCCTGGGCCTTGTCCCTGGCATGCTGGCCCGCGCTCTTGGGCTGGCTCTTGTGCTCTTCGCCGATGATCGCCGCACCTTCTTCGAATCCGCCTTGTTCCGGAGCGAGGAAACCGACCGGCTCGACCTGATACTCCTTGCCCGCGTAAGCCACGATCACGTCGGGCCAGATCAGGGGTTTGAAGTACACGTCCACCTTGGTTTCTCCGGGGTTGAGGCCGGGAATGTGCTTGAGGCGGTATTTCTTGGCGTTGAAGCTGATGCAGTAATCTCCGCCCACCAGCCGGTCGTCGGCTGTTTTGCGGAAGGCCTGTTTCAGGATTTCCCGGTCAGGCAACTCCACGAGCTGCTCGGGGGTGATCCGCATCCACATGCCCATGCGGGTCATGCCGTGGCGGGTATGCTTGCGGGTGGCGTTGAAGCCTATGCAGTGGTCCAGGGCATATTGGTTGAGTTGGTCCACATTGTGGGCCGGATCGAAGATCAGGCGCGATTCGAAGTGCTGTTCGATGATGCTGTGCATGACCTCGACGCAGCCCTGAGAACGCGGGGTGTGCGTCGAACCTGCAAGTACTTCAATGTCCAGCGCCTCCAGCATATGGGTGATGGGCTCGCTGATATTGGCCGCGCCGGGGTCCATGCGCAAAATACGGCCGGGACCACGGAAGGGGTACCGCGAATCGCCCTTGTCCTCCCAGGCGGAACACAGGAAGTCGAAGAGGTTGAGGGTGGTTCCACCGCCGGAGTAGTAATACTTGAAGAAGAATGCGCCGGAGAAGTGATCCACCAGCACGTATCGGTGGAGCTTCTCCTTGATCTTCTTGAAGTTCTGCGGCTTATTCTTATAGAACTGCTTCTCGTTTCGAATGCCGATGGAGCCGTTCTTCAGGTAGTACTGGATGCAGATGGACACGTCGAAGAAGTGGACGTGGTTGGGGTGCAGGGAACGCTGCTGAATGTGCGGGTCGGGAGCGTTGAGGTGCTTGCGGGACAAGCCCTTTTCCCTCAACAAAGCCTGCACGCGGGAAACCGAGACGCAACCCGGCGCGATCTTCCCGTTGCGCTCGGCTATGTCCAGGGCCACGACCACGGGCATATACGCGCCCTTGCTGGTTTGGCGGCGGCTGGTTTCCACAAGCGTGGCTATGTATTCCAACTGCTCATCCGTAATGCAGCATTCGCCCGCATCGCTCCGCGTCTTGCGGCTGGTGCCGTGTCCAGCGTCCTTGAGCTTGCGGTAGGCCGTCTGTACGGAGACTCCCGCGAGCTTCGCATACTGCTCGACGATCCGGCCCTTCCGGCCGCGCCCGGCGTTGTCCAGGGCTTGCATGAGATCAATCACCCATGGTTCCATGGCTACACCTGCTTGCGGCCCTGGTGGGGGCGTTGCTGGAGCGCCCGCGTCCATCCCTGCTGAATGTCCAGTTCCATCATTTCGCCCAGGCCGTGCTGGCGCAGCAGCATCATGGCCTCCCACAACACCCGGCGCTGGGAAAGGTCCACGCCGGGGTGCTCCATTTCCTGCTGGAGGAAGTATTGGGCGAAATCGTCGGGCGAGGGTTGGGAACCCGTCAAAATCAGGTTCAGCAATTCGTCGCGGGATTCTTCCGGCAACCATTCGAAGTCCGGGAGGTTGGCAACGGCTATGCCCGTTTCAGAGGTTACCTCTTGGAGGAACCGGGCTCCGACCATGACCAACTGATCCAGGGAGCCAACGAACGAGGCCAGCAGCTTGGGGTCCATGTCCGGCTCGTAATAGGTCAGCCCCTTTTGCGTGGTCAGGGCTATGCGCTGTTCCAGGTGGCGCAACTCCTCGACGCATCCGTGCAATTCGCGCTCATCGTCCGAGGCGAACCCCATGGATTCCAGTTCCGCGATTCGGTCCGCCTTCTCGTTTTCCTGCTTGACGAGCTTGTCCTCCGCCGCTTTGAGCAGTTCGGTTTTGGCCCTGGTCTTGGCCCGCTCCTCCTTGACCTTCTCGTTGAGTTCCTCGATGGCGTCCTCAATGTCCTCGAAGTTGTCGTCGCTCAAGGCTATCTTGCGGGTGCCGATGGTCAGGACATCGCCATCCAGGGCGGCTTGACCCTCCTGCATCTGCGAACCGAGCTTGCGCAGCCGCTTGAGGGGGATGCCGGACACGCGCTGGAAGTCCCCGGCAAAGGCCTCCATGAGCGGGCGCAGGTCTTTGAGATTGCGGTCCACCGTGGTCTGCTCCATGTCCAGCGACTTGCAGTACTCAGCCCAGGTCATGTTGAGATTTTTGTAGAGCTTGCCCTCTTTTACATGGGAAAGCTGCTGATAAAGCATGGCTTTGGAAAAGGAGCCATACATCTGCGCCGTCTTGACGATTCCACGCACCTCTGCGGCGTCTACGATCTGAGGCAACTGCTCAACGGTTTCGCTCAACTCCTTGATCTTCAATTCCTGTTCAGCCAATTCCGGGACGGCCATGCTTTTCCCGGCTTCCAGTATGGTCTGCGTTTCATCCACGGCCAGTTTTTCGTCATTCATGTACAGGCTCCGTTGTCGTCGTTTTCAGGCAAATGCCTGATTTTGATTTTTGTAACCAATTGGAATCATTGTGTGCGGCTTGTTGAAATCAGGCATTTGCCTGAAAATCACTCCAGGACGCTCAACTCGCGGTCGATGCCGGAGCGGGCCGACTTGAGGTGCGCCACGCGCTTGGCCCAGCACACGGCCAGCTTGCTGCCGAGGCGGAATCCGCCCGCCGTGCGTTCCAGCCACTTTTCGTCGGTCATGGTCTCCAGCAGTCCCATCATGGAAGAAAGGGGGATGCCGGTGCCCTCGGCCAATTCCCGAGGCGTCTTCTCGCCGGTTTCCAACGCGCTCAATATTGCGTTGGCACGGATGATCGCCTGGGATCGGGGGTAGGTATTACTCATTGACCGCCTCCGCCTGTTGCGGTGCGGGCAGCTTCTCGTGAGCGCCGAGCATAATGACGACGCCGCTGGCTTCCTCCATCTCCCGGAGGGCGGCATAGGTGTTCGTGCACCGGGGCAGGATATGCTCCCCCTTGAGGTAGCGGGTGAGCGCCAACGCCAGAAGATCGCGGTTCAGGCCGTGCGTCTTGGCCACGGAGCCGATGGTCTTCCCGGCTTCGAGCAGGGCCGCACAGACCTTCTTGCGGGCCTTCGTGTAGTCTTTAAAACGCCTTTGCATTCCTCTCTCCTTTTGGTAAGGCTGGTTTTCGTCGTGTTTGGTCGGAAAAAGTCGTTTTGCGCTAAATTTGGTTATAATTGTCTGAATTAGGTTAGTCAACCTATTTTCAGTCACAGTTGATTAAAAATAGGAAATTGCATGGACACTTTCAGCGATAGATTGAACAGCCTTGTTCAAGACAGACCAATCAGTGCTGTTGCCAAAGCCTGCGATATCAGCAACACGGCGATGCAGTCGTATTTGAAGAAGGGGAGTATCCCCGCTGCGGATAAGGCTGCTAGAATTGCAGAATTTTTTGATGTGGATTTAGAGTGGTTTATAACCGGGAAAGAATCTAAACGGGCATTGCCTGCTTCTGTGAAGACAGAGCTAGGGAATGCCATAGCAGTGCCTTACTACCCTGATATTTATGCGTCTGCCGGGTTCGGTAACGAAGCAGTTGAGGCAGAAAGCGAATTGCTATGCTTAACCGCAGATATTTTGCCCTATAAATCAAAGCACTTTGCAGTGATCAATGTGGCTGGGGATTCCATGGAACCCACTCTCCAGCCCGAGGAGCGGGTGATTGTAGACATGTCGGTCAATAATTACGCTAGGCCGGGTATCTATGTCTTACGATGGGATGGGTGCCTATATGTCAAGCGATTGGAGAAGGAACCAATGGGGCCTTTGCATATAATTTCAGACAACCCCAGTGTCCCTTCATGGCAAATTGACATGCGCCCGGATTCTCAACTCGAAATTACCATATTAGGTCGAGTGATAATGAAGTTCAAAAATATCTAACCAAGGAGTCACTGCCATGACTACTGATTTTGAACAGTTTATGACAGGATTAATGGGAAAAGGGGTTGCCCTGGTCCTCGTCGTCCTATGTGCGGCGGGGCTGCCTATGAATGCTAGTGCCGGTCAAATGTTGACCCAAGAAAAGATTCACGCATACCGGAGCGAATACGCAGCGTTATACAATGAAATGCTGGACATTCTCGAAAGCCCACGCTTCTATGAAGCCGGATTCAGCAAGGGCTATCCCAAAGCCCACGCCTGGGCCTCAAAAATTGACAAGATCACAAAGCAATACGATGGACAATCCCTTGTAACGGCAACCTACAACGCTCTTTCAGATTCCGCGCTCATCCCCGACGATCTGTGGCAAATCGCCAACGAAATCCGGACCCACAAGAAGCTCACTGCCGCAGCTAAAAAACTCCTGGGGCAAGTCGAATACAACATTCTCATGGGTGATTCTATGGATACGGTAGAAGCAAAGCTTCCTGGAATTGACAAGTACAGGAATTATATGACCTATCAAGGCTTTTATTGGAGTGATGGTTATGAACACCCCAATTTTCCCGGCCCCGTGTCCATTAAATGGCTGCAACTCAATGTGCCGGAAGACAACGCCCGTATTCCCGCCCGGTACCATGCCAACGGGCAGACATTGATGGTGGGGGTCGTTTCGGATGGTTCCGCCTTGTTGCTAAGAAAAGCGCCTACTAAAGCGGTTTTCCTTGACAAGACCGTTGAACACGACGGTCAGGATATGATTATTCCCTTACGTTGACCGCCTCCGTTTGACTAGATATGGCGCATTTGCTAAATACAGCAAATGGGCAACGATCATGATACGCATGACCTCAATCTCTCCTCGCAGATGAGCCATTTCTTCGCGGTGGTGGGCCGGGAAACCGGCCTCGCCGTGCTGCGGGAGATGGGCGGGAGCGAGGTGTTCATCATGAAGGCCAAGTCGCTGGACGGCCGGGCAGGCAGCGGCGACCGGCCGGAGTTCCGCGCCTTGCGCCGCATCTTGTCCGCCGAGCAGCTCCAGGTGGTGCTGCACCACTTCGAGCAAACGACGATCTATTTCCCGAAGCTGGAAAAGGTGTCCCGCTACCTGCGGGACAAGGCCATCCATGAGGAGTTCAACGGACGCAACCACTACGCCCTGTCCCGTAAATTCCACCTGACCACGCGGGCGGTGCGCAAGATACTGGACACCCCCCCCAGCCCGCCGCAGCAGCTTCCCGCCATGCGCCAGGCCTCCCTTTTCTAGCCTCGGCAGACACCCCCACAGCCGGTTATTGAACCGCTTCAACACAAGTTGAGGCGGTTCATTTGTATGGTCTTTTCATGAGCATACAAGATTTCAAGCCGACCGACTGGGACCGGGTGAAGAATTTCACCCGTGACGAGAACTGGGGCGACCCGGAAAAGGTCAACGCCAGCCTCGTCTACATCAAGGACGCCCTGCGCAACTGGCTGGGCTATCCCATCCATATCAACAACGCCTTCGCCGCCTCCGGGCACGCCACGAAGTCCGAGCACTACAAGGGAAATGCCGACGATTTCCGGATTGATTGCGATCTGGATTTCGCGGAACAGGTCCGCCTTGTGGAGGAGTTCCTGGAAGCGTTCGGGCTGGCCGATCAGGTGGGGTTCGGCATCTACCCCAATTGGCATAGGCCCGGCTTCCACTTGGACGTGCGCGGCGAGCGTGCCCGTTGGGGTGCGGTGCCGGACGGCAACGGCGGGCAGATGTATGTCTCCCAGGCCGCCGCACTGGATTGGCTCCGGCTGCACAAGGGGGCGTAGGCCATGGACTGGTGGGCCGTTTTCAATGCCGTGGCCGGTACCTGCATCGCCGCGCTCGTTTTCGGATACGTCCGGCTGTGGCTCAAGGTCACGCGCCTGGAGACGTGCGTCAACGAACGGGAAAAGCCCCTGGCCGCCGCCATGGACCGGCTGTCCGAAAACATCGACCAGCTCAATGAGGACATCAAGAAGATGTTCCGTGCGCTGGGCCGGGTCGAGGCGGGGAAATGACCGTGCTCTCCTACCTCAACTCCATCTTCTCCGGCCAGGACGGCCGCCCGTCGGCCATGCGCTATTTGTCCGCCTTCGTGGTCCTGGACGTGATGCTCACCTGGACGGCGATCAGCATCAAGACCGGGGCCTTGGCCCCCATGGATACCCAAACCGCCATGCTGGTGGCTGCGGCCCTCGGGTTCAAGGCATGGCAAAGGAGCAAAGAGCATGAATAAATGGACCAACCCGGCCAAGTGGCCCCTGCTGCTTGCGCTGATCTTCGTCCTGTCCGCGCTGACGGCGTGCGACAAGGACTTCACTAAGACCTCGTATTCCAGCCTCTCCATCATGGCGAACACCTACGAGGCCGTCATGACCTCGGCGGGCGACGCCGCCGACCGTGGCCTGATCAGCGAGGAAACCTGGAACAAGATCGCGGACGTGGCGAACGTCTACAAGGCCACGTTCGACACGGCATCCCTGGCCCTGGAGACTTACGTCAAGGCCGCCCAGGACGGCGGCGCGGACGCCTCGGCAAAGGAGATCGCCTCCCAGGCCATTGCCGACGCTCTGTCGAACCTGGGCGAACTGACCGCACTCTATACCCGGCTCACGTCCGGCATTGAAGGAATCAAATCATGGAAACAACCGTAATTCTCGAACTCCTGGGGCTGGCGGCGGAACACACCGTGCCCGCCGTAATCTCCGCCGTCCAGGACATGAACAAGGACACCATCACCGTCGAGGACGTGCAGAAGCTGCGCGACAAGGTGAAGGACCCGGCCAGCTACCGGAAGAGCGAATAACCAAGGCATCGCCTCCTTGACCCGGCACCCCGCGAGCGTCCCGCAGCCAGCGCGAGCGGGGTGCCATCACTCAAATCAGGAAGTTCCATGCAGCAGCCATTCTACAAGACTCTCCCCGCGCAGGTGGAACGACAGTTCCGAAAAAAACTGGTCACCGGCATCGGGTATGCGGCTCTGTCCCGCTATCTCCGCGACAAGGGATACCCGATAACGGCCAAGACCATCGCCCGGCACTTCCCCGGTTGCGGCAAGGGGTCGCCGTGCCCCCATTACGCCAAGGATCAGCTTGACGTGGCCGACGCCACGGATCAAAGCCGAACGGTCCTGCGCCCGCGCACCAAGATTGATCTGCTCCCGCCCGATATCCGGGACGCCATAGACCGTAAACTCATCACCGGCGAGACATACGATGAGATCGCGGACTGGCTTCAGGATGAGGGGTACGACATTTCCCGGTCCACGGTAGGCCGGTTCGGCCACGACTTTTTCAAGGTGTGGCAGGTGGTCCGCAAGAACGAGCTGAAGGCCAAGGCTTTTTGCGGCGAGGACATCGACGCCCTGGACCTGGAGCAGGCCGTCTCCAAGATGCTTATGTCCGAAGTCTTCGAGCAGGTGGTGGACAACAAGGTCAAGAACCTCAAGACGGTTTCGGATGTCCTGAAGTCCGTGGCCCAGCTCCAGCGCTCCAGCGTGTACCGCGAACGCTACCGCGACGAGATCCGCAAGGCGGCCATGGCCGAAGCGGCTCAAAAGGCGCGTGCAGCCGGGCGTGCCGCCGGACTCTCCGACGAGGCCCTGAACGAGATCGACCGCGCCCTCGGCGTATCGGCCGACTAGGTGCGCCATGGCCCGTGGAAAGCATTTTCTCCCCTACCAGATCAATTATCTGAACGACCATAGCCGCCTGAAGCTGTGGCGCAAGACACGGCGCGGCGGCATGACCTATACGCAGGCCTACGAGGACGTAAGGGACGCCGGACGGAAAAAGAATCCCATGGACGTCTGGTTCTCGTCCACGGACATGACCGCCGGAAGGGAATACATCGACTATTGCACCTACTGGTCCAAAGCGGCGGACATCGCCGCCACCGACATGGGCGAGGTGCTTATCGACAAGGAGAAGGACATCACCGCCCATTGCGTTCGCTTTGCTTCCGGCAAAAAAATCCACGCGCTCAGTTCAAACCCCAATGCGTTCCGATCCAAGGGCGGGAAATTGGTGTGGGATGAGGCGGCCCACCATGAGGATGGCGATGCATTCTGGAAAGCCGCCAGCCCGATTGTTTTTTGGGGGTTCCCTGTACGGGTGCTTTCTTCAGAGGGAGATCAGACTTGCCGATTTTTCCGGCTGGCAAAAATAGCGGAAAACGACCCTAAGTGGGGCTACCACAAGACCACTATCTTCGACGCGGTGAGACAGGGGCTGGCGGATAAAATTGCGGGCCGCCCTCTGACCGATGCGGAGCGGGCCGACTTCATCGAAGAGTGCCGCTCCCTGGCCGGTGACGAGGATTCCTTCCAGCAGGAATACAACTGCGTCGCCGCCGAATCCATGGACAAGTATATCCAATGGGACGACATCCTGCCGTGCCAGAACAAGCTGGCCGGGGTGCCGGAGTTGTACATGGGCGGCCCCTGTTTCGTGGGCATGGACCTGGCCCGCCGCCGCCACCTCACCGTCATATGGGTCTACGAGTTGGTGGGGGATATCCTTTGGCTGCGGGAAATCATCCGCCTGAAGAACGCCCCGTTCGCCGTGCAGGACGCCGCGCTGGACGAAGTCTTCGAAAGGTTCCGCGTGGCCGCCTGCTGCATCGACCAAACCGGAATGGGGGAGAAGTTCGTGGAGGACGCCATCACGCGCCACGGCTCCTACCGGGTGCGCGGCGTGCTCTTCAACGCGCAATCCAAGGCGTATCTGGCCCGGCTGGTCAAATCCTATCTGGAGAAACGGCGCGTCCGCTTTTCGGAGTGCAAGGATATCGCCGCCGCCCACCGGGCCATTCGCAAAGTGGTCACGCCCACGGGCAACATCCTCTTCACGTCCCCGCAGATAGGCGACAGCCATGCGGATGAATTCTGGGCGCACGCCATGGCCCTGGATGCGGCGCAGGTGGGCGGCGACATCTCCGGCGTCAATTTCAAGGAAGCCATGGCCGCTATGCGCGGCATACGGCAATAA